TTTTTCCTATAGTTTATCCCATGAGGAATAGCAGAATCAATAAAAACTTTGATTGGACTGTCTTCTTGCGTCCATTCAAAATTTTTAGGTTTTAGGTTAGAATTAGAAGAAAAGTTAATAGAAAAAGGAGCACCGATTGCTTGCACATATTCCATAGTATAAATCCTTTTATCTATTTAGGTCACTTACCTATGTGATACTTAGGTATCAATTGCCATTCTTGTTTTTCTTTATGTGGTATAATTTTAAGTCTAGCCAAAGAAATCTGTGGTTCTTTGTATTCATCTGGATCTACTGGATCTATTAGATTCCATTCAACCAAAAGTCTTACAATGGTATTTCTACGACCTATATCATCATTTGATATGTCGCTTTCAAGACCATCAAGTAAGAACATTTCCTTAAAATGCATAATCGCATATCTACCACGTTTATGTAAAATATGACAAGATTGGAATAATTTCTTCTCCTTTTTGGAAGAAACTCCAATTCTTGTCAATGTTTCTTTTACCTTAAGAAAATCTTCTTTATTTTTAAGATTAATCTCTACACCAAGGCCATCAAAAATATCGTCATCTTCTATCATTTTAACTCCATAAAATATAAATTATTTATATTTTTAGGACTTTCCACCCTTATTCAAGGACTCTTTTATGGCCTCTAATTGGCTTTCTGAAAGGATTTTAGCCACTTCTGTAGCTTTGGCTCTAGAATATCCATAAAACTCCATAATAGGCTCTATGGAGCCTTTATCGTCTTTATGCCACTTTGCATATCTATTACCCTTTGGTAAGGAGTAAAGATAATAATCATACTGCATTTTCTTATCAAGATTGGACTTTAAATTCATAAAATTAGCATGAAAAATAGCATCTTTGTGATAAGAAAGTGACTTATTGATAACAAAAGGGATATAACCCCGTTCTCCCTGTTCATTTGAACCGATTATATCCTTTTTAGACTTATTAATAGAATTTAAGTATTCACCAAGATCCATTAGTTAAACTCGCAACTCATCATCAATTCTACCAAACACGCCACCATATTGATTTCCTGATCTGCTACAAATGCAGCCTTATATTGGTATTCACCGATCACAATAATGGCCTGTGGGATAGATTGCTTGGTTAGAACCTCTGCTAGATTGTCGTAGATTTTTCGAAAAATATCCGTGTGTGATAGATGGACATTAGCCGCTACCCACTTACGGACAGAAGAAAAGTCCTTCTTTTTCATAAAGTCAATAAGATTTTTGACTTCCAAATCTGTAACATTTACCAAAATACCGTGATCAATAATTCCAGATACAGAATATCGCTGAAGTTCATTCAAAATTCTACGAAAATCTGGGAAGTGCTTATTGATAAGCTTTGCTAGAACTTGAGATTCGTATTTAATCTTTTCGTTCTTAAGAATCTGTTCACAACGAGTATACAGTTGGGTGCAAATTTGCTTCTTCTCTTCTTGAGAAACTGTAAAGTCAATACAAGTACATCGTGAATGGATAGGTTCAATAATCCTAGACTTGTAGTTGCAAGTAATAATAAATCTACAATTATTTGCAAACTCTTCAATTGCTCCACGAAGGGCTGGTTGAATACTATTCGCATTTGAATAGTCAAACTCGTCAAGAATAACTACTTTCCTGACACCATTAGAAAAAGAAACTGTACTAGCAAACTGCCGAATCTTTGTGCGTAGAGTATCAATATTACCCTCTTCAGAGCAATTGATGATGATCCAATCACATCCCATTTCATTGCATAATGCTTTGGCTACTGTGGTCTTTCCAGTACCAGCAGTACCAAAAAGCAATAAATTTTGTGGCTCACCCTTAGCAACCATGTCCTTGAAGGTTTGCTTCAAGGACACGGGAAGAATGCATTCATCGATAGTCTTGGGTCGATATTTCTCTACAAAGAGAAAGTGTTCTGAGTTTGTTTTCATAATAAATCACTTACAGTAAGAATCTGGTTGCATCGCAAACCATTAGGTCAACTGAATATTCTCATTCTCAAATCGCCCAGCAAGTTGCTTGGCGAAAGAAATCTTATAGTTTCCTGGAAGGAGTTTGATATTATCCATCTTGAAATGGAATGCAAAGTCCTTATCATCTAAGTTGTCATCAAGACGAATCTTACAACTATTACTTGATGGATCAGCCCTATCTGATACTTCAACGAAGATACCATCTTCATTACCAGCGAATGAAATATCAGGTAATTGCATGATAGAACTTGCTCGACTAAGTTCAGAGAACATTTCCTGTGTAATGTTCACTTCTACTGCAATCTCTGGCATATTAACATTCTTCGTAGGTGTAGTCAAAAGTCGTGGTTCAGAGTAACCAAAATTAACAACAGAATTATTGCTACCTGAAATTGTAACAGACTTCTCACCAAACTCAAAAGTTGGATTTGTAAAAAGACTAATCACTCCAAGAAACTTATTCAGATCCCAAATACCAAATTGAGTATCGAATGTTTCTTCTACAATCGCTTCAGCCATACCATTCATCGAAGGTGTGATTGTCTTGATTGTATTTCCTGGGTTTACCAGGATATTCGAATTGAGTGATGCAAAATTCTTCAGGATAGCAAGTGTTGTCTTGCTCAACGTAATTTGTGTCGCTGTATTCATAGTAATCTTTCATTTAAATTCTTCAAAATTTTCAACTTCATCAAAGTCATCAAACTCATCAAGATCATTAGTATTACCTACGTAATTACGCAGATCTTGCTTGAGTCGATGCTTCTTTCCATTCTTTTCTTTGTCATGAACTCCACGATCCGTTCGTGGCTTTGGTTGTTGATTTTTATTCTTGTCCATTAAAATTCTACCCAATGAAATCCATTTTTATCTTCAATGTAAGTATACATCACACCAGTTAATCTGTCAACCCATCTATCTCCGACATTAGCATTTAAGGGAATACTGTCAGAATAATGATAATCTTCTATATCACCAGAGAGTTCTTTCCATCCAGAATTTTTCTTTATTGGAAGAGATCTTTTGTTTCTCTCTATGGCAATATATTCTTTACCATCATAAAGAACGACATCCCCCACATTATATGTTATTTCATACCCACGGGAATCATATTCTTTAAAATTTCCTCTATAATTAAGTTTATCAGGATTACTCATAATAATATTTATGAAATGGTCATTTTACTAAAATTATTCTTCTTCTCAAAAGTTATTGTATTCGTAAACTTATCGACTATTTGATCTGCCTTATGGCTTATTACAAATACATTTGTTTTTACCCCAAGAGCATTCAACAATCTTAAAACTTCGTCTGTTCCTACAGAATCAAGAGAAGAATCAAAAATTTCATCTAAAATAAGCAAATTGCAGTTTACACTATTTTTCATTTTAGCGATTTCTCTCCATGCTAATAGAAGTGCTAAATCAATACGCATCTTTTCACCTTCGCTAAAATTCATATAACTGAATTCATCTCTGTGTCTACTTTTTATAACCTCATTAAATTCTTCATCTATATTGAACTGAATGAAGAAATCCATAGATCTTAGATACTTATTGATGAACTTATTCATAGAAGGCAAATAGTGTTTAATTATTTTAATCTTAACACCATTGTCTTTTAGAATATCACCAGCCAACTTAAGATAAGATAAATCTTCTTTTAATACTTCAGATTCTTTACTTAATTTAAGTAATTCAGATTTTTCCATTTTGAGAACTGCTTTTTCTCTAGATAAATCTATTTCTATTTTTGTTGATTCTTGAAGTTGTTTATTTTTATATGCAATCAAAGATTTTACTTCTCTTATGGAAGAATTTATATCTTTAATATTACCTTCAATATTGGCTATTCTTGTTTTATTTTTTTGTTCTGTTGAGATAATTTTTTGATTATCTGTATTTAATTCTGCCAAAGAATTTATTTTAGTTTCTAACGAAGTAATATTATCTGTTAACGAATCAATATTTTCTTTCTTTAGACTCTCTGATAAATGTGTTTTGCACTTAGGACAATTCTCTGTTTTTTCATAAAACTTAATTTCTTTTTCTAGATCAGATATCTTAAATGTAAATTGCGATATTGTAGTTTCGTTCTGTTTAAAAAAATTCAAAATATCTTGTATTTTACTATTTAATTCTATAGAATTTTTTTCTTGTTGTAATTTTTCAATTTCTTGTAAATAATTATTTTCTTCTATTGTGTGTTGATCTATTTCTTCCTGAATCTTCTTAACATCATTGTTAAGACGTAATGTTAGATTATCTACAATTTTTTGCTGATATTCAACTTTCTGTTTCTGTAGTTCTATTTTATTTACAATATCTGTAATATTTTCTTTTGCAATAGTAACCTTTGTCTTAAGAATAACATTCATTGTTGTGAAAATATTAATATCAAGAATATTTTCTATTACGGCTCTTCTGTCTGAAGCCGTGAGTTGCATGAACGGTATAAAAGCAGAACTTCCTAAAATTACTACCTGTGTGAATGTTTTGTAATTCATTTTCAGGATTTGTTCTTCGAGAACATCTTGATAATCAATATTTTTAGAATCTTGATTGATCAATTTATTGTTTCTGTGTATCTCAAAGATTTTTGGAGATAAACCACGAATAATTTTATAGTCATCCTTATCAATAGAAAATTCTAATTCGACAGTGCAATTTTTCTTGTTGATCGAATTATTCAATTGTGCTAAATTAATTTTTCTAAATGGTTTACCGAATAATGCAAATGTAATAGTATCAAGCAAAGCGAATGATTTACCACTACCATTTGTACCACAGACTAATGTTGTGGAATTTTTATTTAAATCGATTTCAGTCCAATTATTACCAAAAGAACCAAAATTCTTAAACTTTATCTTTTTGAATAATATCATTTAAAAGTACACCTTCCGCTACCATTGATCTAAATACTGGTTTTTCTTCTTCAAACAATAACTCGTCAGCTGTTTTTTTATCATTATTCACTACTAAGACTCTCCATATAAAGATCCTTAATAATAAGTTTTAACTTATTTTTGTCTTCTATTTGTTCCATTCCATCTATTTCCTTCGAAATAATTGTGATTGTATCTTCGCTTACATCTACTTCTGTATCATCCATTTTTGATGAGATACTGGTATCCTCAATAATTTGAATTCCGTAAACACCCACAGAATTTAAAGAATCTACCATCGTATCTAGAAGTTTTGAATTTTTCTTATTTACAACAACAATTTTGATATATGAGTCTTTGTACTTATCATATTTTGCTTTTGTTAATGCCTTGACGAAAGCTTCATCACCATCATCATATCGAAGAGTATAAAACAGATTCTTTTTATTCTCTATAAAGGTTATTTCTCTGGTTTGTGTATCAAATACATGAAAACCTTTTTTGCTTCCAACATCAGCAAAAGATAACTGGTATTGTGTGCCGAGATAATGAATATTTTTGTGTGTTTGTTTCAAATGAAAATGACCAGAAAATACTTTATCATAATTATTGAAGATAAAACTTTCTACACCACCTTCATGTCGAATACCAGAAATAACTTCAAATCCATTGATCTCAAAATGACCACATAGAATAGAACATGAATTATTTTGAATGAAATTCACACAATCATCAAAATTTTCTGGAGTAATCCATGGAACTATGCCTATACACATGCCGTCAAATACAATATCAGATGGTTCTTCATATAATTTAATATTATTATATCCATAGGAAAATAATTCTTTTATAGAATTTACATGATTTGAATTTTTATAAAAAACATCATGATTTCCTAAAGTGATATGTAATGTAATACCATATTCATCGAATTTATTCATAAATCTGGTTCTTACTTGACCTAAAGTATTGAAATTAACATACTTTCTACGATCAAGTAAATCACCCATATGAATTACATTTGTAATATTATTTTCTCTTAAATATGGAAAAAATATATTTTCAAAATAATCCAAAGAATAATTTAAAAATATCGGAGAATCATTACGAACTCCAAAATGTGTATCTGAAATAATAGCAATTTTCATGATTTCTTTTTTGATTTTTTACCACGTTTTTTCTTTACTTTTTCTTTGGCTTCCATTTTTTCTATATCGTTTTCAGATAAGAAAAATGTGTGTTGAAGAAATTCACCAAAAGTAGATGATCCTTGATTATTTTGTAGCCAATCTACAAATTTTCCATCAACATCATTCATCTGTAAGCATTTATATTTTATGAAAGATTGTTTCTTTTCTCTTTCTATTCGACGCAAAAAAGCGTAATAAATTATTTGTGTAAAATATGAGAATGGATTTGATGATTTCTCCGAATCAAAATTGTGAGCGTATGCTATACAATTTTCTATACCATCACCAACCATATCTTCTCTAAAAGGATAATTAATAAAATTAGGCCGTTGAGAAAGATGTTCAGCAATCATTATAAAGCATTCTGCTATATAATCCGTTACCGGGGGTCGCTTTTGACCTTTCTTTTCGGCCTTTTTGACTTCCTTTTTCCACTCATTCATGGATTTAAGGAATTTTTCGTTATCAACGTAATGTCTTAATGATTTTAATTCTTTTTTTACTATATCTTCTGCCATTTTGTACTCCTCTTTCATTATAACAGATTTCTATAAAATTTCAAGTTTTTACTTGACACTTTTTATGTTTCTATTATAATTCCCCTTGTGGGGAGAGAAAGGGATAAACTATTAATACTTAGTTACTAATAGTAAGTAATCAAGAATCTAATGGACCTAAAGGATCTTCTTCATTGTAATCAGCAGATTTAGGATCTGGGTTCCAATCAGATAATTTATTACCAAAATCTTCTCTCTTCTTCTCATCACCAGTAAAATTATTTTTTTTCTTTACTTCTTCAATTATTTCTAATAATTGTTCTGGGTCAAGAATACCAGAAGTAATAAGATTCATTATACACTCTGGTGGTATAACCATAGAAAGATAAATCATCGGTCTTTCTTTTAATTCATCTGGAATTAAAGCTTCTAATGTTAATTCATCTGGCTCTGGTGGTAATGGTCTTCTCTTTTTATTTTTTCTTTTTTTTCTTGATGGTTCTTGTTTAGCAAGATCTGTAAGATTATTCATGAAAGAATTCATGATTTCATCAAGAGGATTTGCAAAATTACTTTTTAAATCATCAGAATTTACGATCTGTTGTGGTGATATATCACTTTTGGATATTTCAATTTTATATAATTCAAGAGTTTTTTCGTTTGGACTGAATAAAATTGATATTTGTTCTTTAGGCAGATCTGCTATTTTTTCGTCTGATCTATACATCCAATCCTTTAAGATTGTAACATCGTGTGGTACACCTCTTGTGTCCAAC